GTTTACTGGACTAATCGGTGCGGGCGCGGACGTAGTACGTTTGACCGGGACATCGTTGGCTATTTTAGCCTCAATGCGTCCAATCTCCTTTGCTTGCAAAATCGGGCTAAGACGGGAAATGCGATCTGTCTCTTTTGGGTTGGACCCGAGGTAGTAAGCTACATCAGGGCCGGCATCAGATGCTTGAATCGCTTGCGCCATCACGGTCGTGATTTTAAGACTTGGGTTGTACGCGACCTGTTCAAAGTCATCGTATTTGGTCCGAGCCTCTTCTTCACGCTCGTGATATGCCTCAAGAATCTCCGTCTGTTGGCGCTGCTGGTCCCGCTGTGCAATTAGTTGGATTGCTTTGGCTTCTGCGTAAGCATCAACCGAATCAAACTGATCTACTGGTGGGACATCAACGGCAACGGGCGGCGGTGCTTGACGCTCACGCTCCCACTTTCGCTGTTCTCTTGCTAGGCGTTTCTGGATTGCTGCATCAAGTTCCTCTTGCGAGAATGTCTTGGGCGCAACTTCCGGCGTATCTACAGGTTCTGGAGTCGCCGTGACATCCAGTTCCGGCGCGGGCGCTACTTCCGCTTCAGACGCTACTTCTTCGGTCATTGTGAATCCTGAGATCCCCCGGTGATCCGCGCCGGTACGGTTATCTTACAGCAGATTACTTTGATTACGCAACTACTGCCCAAGGCAGTACAGGTTCAGCCGCTTTTTGCGCCAACTGACGTTGAATTTGGCTAACTACTTGTGCTTCACCTTCATCTTTAATAAGACGAGTGGTTGTTTGCTCTACGTTGTCTGAATTAATCAAAGTGGTAACAACAGGCTCAAAGCACCAGTCAAGCACTTGTTGCTCAGTCAACTGATCATAAGGAATAAAAGTTTCACTTCGTACCAAATCACGACTGTAAGCAGCAGAAGCTGAATTGCCGCCATCAGTGCCTGTTACTATTAACTCAACATTAACAATTAAATTGTCTTGGGCGACTTTTACTTTGTTAACTGACCATTTGAATTTCATGACTGTTCCCTGTAAGAAGCAATAATTTCGGGGGTATGCACGGCAAGGCAAACAGCTTTAACCCGTTCATCTTCTTGACTGTAATCATCCCCTGGGTTAATGGTTCGGCGATGATAAGATTCACTAATCTGACTGCCGTTGTCCAGCACTACAGTTTTTACGCGGACATGAACAATTAAATTATTGGGTACTTCAATCATGTCTATATAACTTTGCTTTTCAAGTGACATTTGACACCTTGTTAATTTATGTTGTAAGACCCAGAAATTGCTAAATATACAGAACCGCCCGTTGGTACGTCTGTTGCTAAAACACCTGACACCGAACTACCAGAAGCAGATGCTAAAAATCGCATAAATGCGTTGCCGTACTCAGGAATAGGTGAAAATTGAGTATAGCCAGCTTTGGTTATACCTTGAAAAATAAGTGACGCCGTAGGGGTATAATTTGAAGTTGAACCAACATTATACGGCAAGCCGGAAATTCTTAAATCTCCAGATGCCGTTGTATGGGTAAATGACGAAGTTACGATAACAATGTCGTAAAATACTCTGTTTTGAACAACAGTATATTTGCCAATTTGTGTTGAATAAGTGACAGCCAAATTTCCTGGCAAAGCAAATGTTAGTACTGGAGTAAACGTACCATTGTCAATTGCCTTAAATTGCTGCGATGGCAACCCGTTTGTGTATGTCCCCCCACCGTTTACATTGCCAATATCAATGTAAGTGAAAACATTTGTTAACCCATTTATTTTGGCTACTGATGAATTCCCAAAATAATTTCCGGTAACATTTAACGGAGAGCCATTTACCATGTCTATGCAAAATTGGCCCCCGGTTGGAATTATTAAGTTGTTTTGAACCAAAATTCCAACTGATTGCCCGACCGCAGTCCCAAGTTTGCTCGTGGTATTTGTCCATACCATACATGTAGAAGCCGCGCCTTCAAATTCACCATTTGTAATGCTTATGTTGATTTGCCCCGCGTTTCTAATATGGGTCAAACCACCATTAAAGTTATTTGCATCAAACGTGTGAGCGTAACCCCCGTCATCAATAATACAATATCCTGTTGCTGGCTGGTTAAATTGGCAATGTTTGATTGATATTCTGTTTGTGTACTGACTTGCCGATCCGGGTGTATAATCGGATCCGTTGACAAGCCAAACTCCACCTGTTATTTGCTGTTGCAGTTCACAAAGGTTTATATCTGCCAGTTCAGATTGATCAAAAATAATTCCGTATTTCCAACCAGAAATGCGAACTCGCTCAAGATAAACATAAGTACCCCCAACATCAACATAACCTCCATCCGTGTTGGATACGTTAGAGTTGAGCAAATCAATGTCATAAACACCAGTATTTACTGGCGTTGACGCATTGATCGGAGAAGTCATTTTGATGCCAGCACCTGTTGTGTTCCATCGCAAGTAAGTGGCACGAATACCAGCGCCTTTGATGTATACAAACTTTGCCATTGTCAAAGTGCTAGTACATATGTATGTTCCAGCAGGAATAAAAACAGTACCACCATTTACAGCCGCAGCATTGATAGCTGCTTGAATGGCTGACGTGCTATCCGTTGTCCCGTCCCCAACAGCACCATAATCTAGCACGTTGAATACCGCGCCAGAAATCATTGAGTAGGATGCCTTTGTCAAAGACATTTTTAATCCTTAAATTTGATAATGGCCGGAATAAATCATCGCAACAGTCCCGCCGGTAGGAAAATCTGTAATATTTACCCCAGCATTAGAAACCGCAGAAGCACAAGCGGTTACAACCAAATATGTGTTGCCAGGATCGGAGTAAGGTACAAATTGTGTATACCCTGCTTTAGTAAGTCCTGAAAAAAATAACGAAAAACTTGGTAAATTTCCTGACGTGCTATTTGACGAAAACGGCAATCCACCTAATCTTACACCTCCGCTTGCAGTAGTGTGCGAAAATGCGCTTGTGAGAATTGATGCAGAAATATAAACTCGATTGCCGATTCTGGTGTATCTACCCAATTGAAGGCTATACGACACACTTAAATTTCCAACCGTTGCAGCCGTAAGCGTTGGGGTAAACGTTCCTTCCTCGTACCAGTTTAACAACTGGCTTGTCATTCCCGCCGCCGGGGTGTTGGCGGTGAAGTTAATTCCTTTGGCTGCGGTGCTTTGCGTAATGTTATCCGTAAACGAACCACCAGCCATTGCGACTGCGCGTCCAGCAGTTAAATTCGCAACACTGACCTTAACCGTTGATCCGGATTGAACAATTGGCAATACTTCCGTACCCGCCAACGGAGTCGTTGACGCAGGAAGTGCTGAGATTTTAATATCGGCCATGATTGTCCTTTAGACGTAGTTAACTTCAATTGATGAAGTAATTGGAGGTGCTTGTGAAAACGTAACCACAGCGCCAGCAACGCTGTACGTGTTCTTTTGTTGGTAAACACCGTTGATGTACACATTGGTGGTGTTCTCGTTAACAGGAGAACTTGCCAGCGTAAAAGCAACAGTAGAACCGTTGCCCGTGAAGTTGGCGATAATTGCAGTGGCATTGAAGCTGCTGCCCACATTGTCGTACGTGGCAATTAAAACGCCAGTGCTGGTTTCAAGCACAAACTTGTACAACCGCAACTGAATCCAAATCTCACCGCCGTTAGGCACTCGACCGGCAGAATTCAAAATAATCGGGTTGGTGTGCGCGGTGCCGCCAGACGACGAAGTGTACGAAGCCAACGGCGTAGTTGTGCCCGCTTCGTAGGTATAAATTTTTCCACCGGAAAGCGGAACGCCATTATTGTCAAAAAACTGAGCGCCAACACCGCCAAAGGCTGAAAGCGATACAACAGGCATGATTTGTCCTACGCTGTAAGTGCGGCAACTTTATCTTGAAACGCTTTTACTCGAGCATCAAGAGCAACGATTTGCGCTTTTAATGCGGCTTGTTGGCTTTCAATTTCAGCCTGTGCCGCAATTTGAAAAACTTCATTATCAGCCACCGCTTTTTCTCGCAACCCGACCGCAGTCTCACGATCTACCGCAGCAGCGAGCGCGGCTTTAGTTTGGGCGTTCAGATCCTTGGCTTTGGTTTTTGCGTCAGCTAGTTCTTGCTTTGCCGCTTCACGGTCAGTTGCCGCATCAGCCCGTAGCGCGATTGCTTCTGCGTTGGCCGCATCTAGCTCTTGCTTGGCGCGTTCACGGTCAGCTACAGCGTCTTGAGCGGCAGACAATGCACCCTGACGAACAGCCAGTTCGTCACGCAACGCGGCCATGTTAGCCAGATCAATTGGAAATTGCTTGGTGAAATAATCAACGTAGTTCACGGCAGGAGAGTCGTTAGAGACTTGCATGGTAACCTCAAGAATAGTAACTAATGTTGAGCTTTGCCCCGGCGCTTTGCTCAATAAACTGGATCTGCGATAAATCGCCGTCATATTGCAACGTAACGCCAGCGGCAAGCGGCATACCAACGCTTGCGGTTGGGGCTACGCCATCGTCGCGCCAGCGCACGGCTTGCGTTTCGGGCGTAATGATAGCAATCCGAGGCGACCCAATCAATCCACCTATATCGCGTGGCGGCACGGTCAGTTTGGTAGCAGAACTCAAACTTGTGATCTGCTGGTAGCCCATTACCGAAGTAATTGCTTTCAGGTTAATAGCCATTAAAATCTCCTTCTTTCGGTGAATGACCGAAGTTTAATCAACAATTGGTCTGCACCGACCACCACAGAATCAAAAAACCCGCCGCTAAAAAACGGCCCAGTAAAGAACGTGTTGTATACGGCGTCAAAAAACCCACCGCTGAAAAACGAACCGCCAAAAAAATTCATTTGGGCCAGACGATGTTGAACGGATCAGTCTGAGTGGGGATGTCCCGCAGAGCTTGACGGTACGTCGCCCACTCAGCCTTGTCAACCGGAGAGTCCAATACCTGAGTCCAGTCGGAGTCTTTGAGCATCTGGTTGCGCTGGGTGCGGATCACTTGCCACTGAGTATCAATACGCGCTTGGAGTTCTTCAGCGGTCAAAGGCTCAACGTCAACTAGACAGCACATTCCGTCATACAGGTGGGGCGCGGCTGGTACCAGCTTCTCTGTTGCGTGGTCGTAGGGCTTCCACACCGTGATGACATAATAGCCCTCGGACTTGATCCAATCCACAGACGGCCCACGCTCACCGAAGGAGGTGTTGGGGAACCATTCAGTGTGGTCTTTGATGATGAGGTCTTGGTTAGCGATTTGCATGGTTACCTCGTTGGGAATGCTGCTGTTGGCGTTGTGATGGTGCGAGCGGCTTTCGTTATCCGAACGTCTTGCAGATAGCCGTTCAAAGCGCTGGACCCAATCCGATCTGCGCCGACATATAAAATACTGGTCTGGTTAAAGTTGTCCGTTACAGCACCGCCGCTTGTAGCATCTGCGGTTCCGTTAAGATAAATTTTTAAGTTTCCTGTTGCACTTCCAGACCTTACAACGGCAAAATAATACCAAGTACCAGTGGCTAGAGATGTCGCCCCAGTAAGAACAGATGCAGTGTAACTAAATTGCAGTTTGTTTAAAGCGGTGACGTTAACCGACCACCCAGTTGTTGCTGTGCCTTTGCTCAAAATTCCGTAAACAACACTGACCGCAGATAGATAGACCCATCCTTCAATCGTAAAATCTCCAGTACCAAGCTGAAGCTGAGGTCCATCAATAGACGTCAACCAATCGCCCGTCCCGTCGTATTTCATGCTTGTCGGTGACCACTTGGACTGCGTGGTACTGGCTTGAGCGTCCCCAACCGTAATCACATCGTTCTGCACGGCGGCGTCGTAGATCCCTGCGTTGGTGAAGTTAAGCAGGAGAGCGGTGCTAGAGGCTGCAAAACTTGTATTGACGTTTGTGGTGTCTGTATAGCTTGCTGCGCTGGTTGATCCTGCTGTCGTTAACGGTGCGAGTGTGGGCGGGGTGAATGCTCCGGTGTAGACTGCGGTGCCTTTAGCCAAACGTGCGTTAGAAATATAACCAGTAAAGTATTGGCTTTGAGTATTGCTTTCTGCGCCTATTGTAAATGCGTTAGTTGCGTCAAAAAGCGCCGAGGCGTTTGTCGTAGTTGCTCTAGAAACACCGTTCACATATAAAGTAAACGTATTTCCACTGCGTACAGCCGCTATGTGCTGCCAAGTGTTTAAGGATATGGTAAATGAAGTTGTTGATGTAGATAGGTCAAATAAAACGCTTGAGCCGTTTGATGAGGTAATTAATCTTAAATACCCCGTTGACCCAGATGAAAACAAGAGCGCAAAATTCAACCCCGAACCACCCAAATCACCCGACCATTGGCCTATTATTATGGCCTCATTGGCTAGAGAAGTGGGATAAATCCAGCATTCGGCAGTGAAATCTCCAGAGCCAAGCGCAAATGCTGCGTTGTCAGGAATGCTTAACCAGTCACTTGTACCATTAAAGTACCCGCTCCCACCATACAGCGCAGTGGTGTACGATGCCGTTGGGGAGAACGGCTGGAATGCTTGGACGGTGGGGGTGCCGGTTCGGGTGATGGTGAAATTGTTTGTGCTGTTGTCAATGGATCGGTTGGACTGGCAAGTGAGGAGAGAGGTCTGCGTTCCAGTAATTGCGGCAGACGGGTTACCGTTTACGTTTGCGCTTTGTGTTGCAGTGAGCGGAGTTGTGGAAGGAGTAAATGGCGTAGTTGTATAGACCGCCACACCTTTGACAAGGCGGAAGTTAGAAATATATCCAGGAAATGCCGAGCCTCCTCCATCATTTCCAACATACGCTGTTTGAGTTGCAAAATTAGTCACACTTGTTGTAGTTGCTTGTTGAACTCCGTTATAAAACAATCTGACGGTTGTTCCACTTCGAGTACACGCAACATGAACCCATTGATTGATTGTCGGTGCGGTTGTTACAAGAATATCTGCAACGCTACCAGCGCGAAGTCCAAATCCACCAGCTGTATTCCCAAAAAACAAACTACTAGTAGTAAAGCCGTCACCAAAAATTGCTTGATACCCACTAAAGGCTGCTGTAGCAAAAATCCATGCTTCAATAGTAAAATCACCAGTCCCCATTCCAAATGCGGCATTACTTGCAGCGTTTATGTAATTACCAGAAGAAAAATAATTACTCCACTGTCCATTCGGCCAATACGGAGTGATTGAACCCTGCGTCGGTGTGCCGTTGCGGGTGATGGTGAAGTTGTTTGTCGAAGAATCTAAGAACGTGTTGTTCTGCTGCCCGTTAGTGCTGGTTGTCTCCAACAGCAAAGGAACGTACGGAAAAGATGGGTCCGTTGTACCGCCGCCAGCAGCCGATTTACCTGATTTAGATGCAGCAAACATTATGTATAGTTCTGTCCGATTGTTGTTCCAAACCAACTCGTGCCGTTAGAGAAGAACGAAAAAATGTCCTTTTTGCTCGCGGTGCTGGTTACTGTTGGCGCGGTCGCTGAAGGCCAAGATACCGTTGACCAAGTGACCGTTCGGCTTCCTGTAGCGTCTTGAGACAAGATGATAATGAACGATTTACCCGCTACTGCCGTGGGCATAGTGATCGTCGCATTGCCCGTCAGC